ACGGCCAGCCCACGTCAAAGCATTTCGGCCTCATGATTTATGATGACGTGGTTGTCCAGGCCTCGGTTAATACCCCGGACATGATAGCCAAGACCACGGACGCCTGGGCTCATTCCCTCAACTTGGGAAGCCAGGGCGGCCGGGTGCGCTATATCGGGACCAGATACCACCATAACGACACCTACGCCGAAATTATCCGCCGTAAGGCCGCCCAGCCCCGCCTACGCCCGGCCACGGAAGACGGAACGCCCGAGGGCCGCCCCGTTCTGCTCACCGCCGAACTGCTGGCCGACAAGCGCCGGCAGCAGGGGCCTTATATTTTCGCTTGCCAAATGCTTCAGAACCCCCTGGCTGACTCCGTGATGGGCTTCAAGGAGGGTTGGCTTAGAACGGCCGCGAAACCCTCGGCCGAGGGCCTCAACGTCTATCTGCTGGTGGACCCGGCTTCAAGTAAAAAGCAGTTCGCGGATTATTCGGTCTTTGCCGTGGTTGGCCTGGGGCCGGACCTGAATTATTACCTCCTGGACATGGTTCGGGACCGCCTGAACCTGACCGAGCGGGCCGAGACCCTTTTCCGCTTACACCGCCGCTGGCGGCCCCTGGGCGTGGGTTATGAGCGATACGGAATGCAAGCCGATGTCGAACACATGAAAACCGAAATGGAGCGCCGGAATTACCGCTTCCCCATTACCGAACTGGCCGGCGCCATGTCAAAGCCTGACCGGATTCGCCGGCTGGTTCCCATTTTCGAGCAGGGGCGGTTCTATCTGCCCCCGAATTTGCCCGGCCGGGATTCCGAGGGCCGGCCCCGGGATTTCGTGCGGGAATTCATCGAGGACGAATATCTGGCTTTTCCGGTGTCCGCTCATGATGACATGCTGGACGCCTTGAGCCGGATAGTTGATTCAGATATGCGGGCGACATTCCCGAAAGAGGAACCCGAGCGCCGGAGCGCCCGGCCCCTTGGAACTTTTGCCGCCACGAGGGCCGCATGAAGCCAGACCTTGAAAAGCTGACCCGGATAATCACCGAGGAAATGAAAGAGGCCGTGGGCCAGGCCTCGGAAACTCTTAGCACGGCCAGGGCCGAACTCAAAAACGCCTATCTGGGCGTTCCCCTTGAGATGGACACCCGGCGGCGGGAGGGCGGCTGGTCCACGGCCCAGGACCGGAGCGTCCTTGAGACCGTGGAATGGGCCAAGCCTTCGCTTCTTCGGGTCTTTGCCTCCCAAGATGAGATTGTCCGCTTTGAACCCCGCCGGCCGGACAGCGAGGCCGCCGCCGAGGAAGCCACGGACTATATAAATCAGGTGGTCTTTGGGGCCGGGGCCTTCCAGACGGTTTATGACCTCATCACGGACGCGCTTTATCAGCGGGTGGGTTGGGCGAAGGTCTGGTGGGATGAAAATACCGAAATTTTCAGCCAGGAACGGGACGGCCTGACCAGGGAAGAGGCCTTGGCTTGGATAATCTCACAGCCGCCGGCCGCGCTTGAAGGCTTGACGGCCGAAACCTATTCCGGGCCGGACGGCGCGCCGCTCTACCGGGTTAAATCCGAATCCCGGGAAGATCGGAGCGGGGTTAAGCTGGCGGCCCTGCCCTCGGAGCGGGTTCTCTGGTCGGCCGAGGCCCTAGACATCGCCTCGGCCCGGTTCGTCGCCCATTGGGAAGACAAGACCCGGGCCGAACTGAAAGCCGAAGGCTACAGCGAGGCCCAACTGGACGAATTGCCGGACGATGGGCAGACATACCCCGAGACGGACGCGCAAAACCGCATAAACGAGGACCAGAGCGATTCCGGCAAGCGGACGGACGGAAAAATTTATCGGGTGTATGAGGCATATATCAGGGAGGCCGGCGCCAATGGCCCGGAACGCTGGAAGGCGGTTTTTGCCGGTGACGGCGATAAGGTGACTATTCTGAACGCCGAAAAATGGCCGATGGACCGCCCGCCCTTGTTCCCGGTTTCCTCCGTGCCCATGCCTCATTCTGTGGCCGGCCTAAGTCTGGCCGATCTGGTCCTGGACCTCCAACGCATACGGACGGAGCTATTCCGGCAGCTTTTAGACGGCCTGGCTTGCGGCAATCAAGGCGAACTGGTCATTAACCGGGAAACCAAGGAAGACCGGGTTGATATGGACCAGATTTTAAACCGCCGCCTGGGCGGGATATATGAAACCTTCGGCAAGGTCAACGTGCTGCCCCTTCCTGTGGCGACCAATACGGTCAGCGAGGCCGCCGCCGCCGTGGCCCTGACGGACAAAATCAAGGAGAGCCGGACAGGGGTAGGCCAACAGCTTCAAGGCCTCTCGGCCGACGCCCTACAGAACACCGCCACCGGGGCGCAGATAATGGACGAGGCGGTCAATCAGCGGCTGGAACTCATCGCCCGAATCCTGGCTGAAAACTTTTTTAAGCCGGCGGCCGGTTACGCTTTAAAGCTCATGATTCGCCACCAGTCCGGCCAGCTTCAAAGATTCATTAAGGGCCGCTTTCTGACCTGGAACCCCCGCACCTGGGACCCCCTTATGGAGGTCAAGGTGACGGTGGGCTTGGGTAGCGGCAACCAGGGCCGGAGGGTGAGCGGTTTAACTCAAATCATGGCCCTTCAAGAAAAAATCGTCGGCTTCTTAAAAACGGATTCCCCTGTCCGCATGACCCATATCATACATACCGCCCACAAGTTGGCCCAGGCCTTGGGCTTTGAATCTCCGGAACAGTTTTTCGGGACCACCGAGGCCGCCCAGGAAAGCGAACAGCGGATTATGGCCCGGGAGCAGCAAGGGGGCGGCCAGGAAGACAAGACGCCCGAACAACAGCTTGTCGAACTGGAAGTCAAGCAAGGCCAGGCCCGGCTGGAAAACCGCCAAAAAGAGGCCGAGCAAAAGCTGGCCCTGGACCAGCAGAAAGCGGCCCAGGATTTTGAACTTAGAAAAATGGAGCTTGAGGCCAAGATTTTACTGGATCAGGCCGACAGGGCCGCCAAGAATAAACTGGCCGCCGAACAGGCCAAAACAGACGCCGAGCTGGCCGTGTTGAAAAAAACCCTCGAAGCGGCCCCGCCGCCCGCCCCTGTGGAGCTTAACCTGTGAAAGAGGAAACCAGGATAAAGGCCGAACAGGCCGCCGGAATGCTCTCGGAGGGCCATCTTTTCAGCCGGGTATGGGGAGAGATGGACCGGGACATCGTGGCCCGCTGGCGGGCCGCCAAGGAGCCCCAGGAGCGGGAACAGTTGCACCTCAAGCAGAGTTTACTGGAAAGCCTCAAGGGTGAATTTTATGCGGCCATCGAGGCCGCCGCCCGGGCTGGAACGCCAGAGGAAACCAAGGGCTTCCGCGAAATATTGAACCGGCTTCTTCATTCCGTAAAGAAAGGATGATTTTAAATGGATCTGCAAGACCAGACCACCACGACCGCCCCGGCGAATGAACCCGCTCCGGCCGCGCCCGACCAGGACACCCAGGCGGCCCCGGCCCAGGACACCGCGCCGAAAACCGAAACCGCGCCGGCCGTGGATATAGATTGGGCCGACCCGGAAGCCATCGCCGCCAAGATGGCCGAAGACGCCAAGAAGGAAGGCGAGGCCGAGGGCAAAACCGAGGACGTGCCGGCCGAGGGTGAGGCCACGAAGGAAGGCGAGGACGGAAAGGATGAAAAATCTGGGGGTCTGGGGCCTCAGGCCCCAGAGGCGCCGCCCTTTTGGAACGAACAGGCCAAGGCGGCCTGGGCCAAGCTGCCCCCGGAAGTCAAGGCCGAGGTCCGGCGGGTCGAAGAGGTTCGGGAGCAGTTCTTGAATATTCAGACCCAGGAGCGGAACCGGGCCGTTGAAATCAGCGAGGCCATCTACAAATACGCCCAGGACGAACTGACCCAGGCCATACAGGCCGGCAAGGCGGCCTTGGAGGGCGAATTCGGGGGCATTGATTGGGCCGCCCTGCGCCAGAGCAACCCCGAACTGGCCGTCAAGTTGGAAGACCTGGCCTCCCGGCGCGCAGCCTCCCTCCAAGCCGTCATAGACCAGCAAAACGAACTGACCAAGGCTGGCGAACTCTACCGCCTGCAGGAGCAAGACCGCTATCTGGCCGCCCAAGGCAAGTTAGCCACCGAGCGCGTCAAGGCCATAGTCGGAAAAGAGTTTGTGGCGGACAAATGGCGGGCCGAGGCCGTGGAATACCTCACCAAGATGGGCGTTCCGGCGGAGCATATCTCCGGGCTGGCCCACGGCTACCAGTTGGAAGTCATAGCCAAAGCCATGCAATACGACAAGCTCATGGGGGCGGCCAAGACGGCCGACAACAAGCTGGCCGCCGCGCCCAAGGTCATGCCGCCCAAGGCGGCGCCGGCGGGCTCGGGTGACGGAAAGGGGCAGAGCCAAAAGGCCGCCCTGGACATTCTGAAAAAAGACCCCAACGACAACGACAACATAGCTCGGGCTCTGGATAAATTTCTAAACTAAGCCCGGCTTTACCGCTCCCGGCCGTGGCCGGAAGGATAATCGCAAAGAGC